GGCATTGATACTTACATTTTTTGATTATTTATACCTGTTATGTATAAGAAGTTTTCATAGGTAGAGTTCTTATTACTTGAGCTGAGGTTTCAATTCCAATTACTCCATTTTGGTTATGGAAGGTAAATGCCTTTGAATCTGATTTTCTTGTAATATTAATAGATCCCCAACTGTATGTTCCATATTTAAATTTATTTGTTAAACTTGTTGTATCTATACCTGCAATCGAATCAACGTTTGCAAATACTCTTATCATTGAAGATCCAACAGAAACATAATCTTCAGCAAAATATACATTATCTAGGAAACTATTTCCAACACCCACAGTTTCTGGCCCCGAAGATGTAGTTCTTATTCCAGTAACACCATCACCTATATGGGTATTCTCAATTACAAAATAGTCGCCAGTGGTAATACCAGATTTTGATACCTTATTTAATACACTACCATTTGGAGTTCCATCTGGATCATATATGTCAACATGTGGTTTGATTTCAAAAAATAATGCAGGTTTAGTGGTATTGATACCAACAGCACTTGTTCCAATTCCAACAATAATTCCATAATCTCCGTTATAAGTAACTTGTTCAATTTTTTCAACAACTGCAGTAGTTCCCAATCCAACTATGTTTATATCATTCTGAGTTTGTCCCAAATTATCAACTTGTTTAAATAACCAAGAGTCTCTGACATAAATTTTACCATCAGTTGGTGAAATTGATTTTATTATTCCAGTTATTGGTGATATAGATGGTTCTAAGTAGTTTCTTTCTTTTGATATACTTACACCATCAATAATTAAATCTTTTGTTTGTTTTCTCCATATTGTTGGTCTATTAAAATCAGCGTCAGTTGATATTCCAACTCCTGCATATGTTGTAGTTTCTACGGTATCTGATGCGATTAATTCATAAATTACTCGACTGTCTTGTCTAGACTGTCTTGCTAAACTAGTAACTGATTCAGTTCTAATTCCATTAGTAATGCTAGAATTAACAACACTATCATTAAAGTATTGTAATGTCAATTCATCTCCTGGTTTTATTGTTTCATCTACATCAACCTGAACAAAATCATCAGCTGATCCAGTATAGAAATACATTTTGAATTTACTTCCAGGTTTTGGTGGTTCTCTAAATGATATTCTAGTTCCACCTTCAAATACATAATCATTACCTGGTTTTTGTAAGATATCATTAAGGAAGATTAAAAGATTATTTTGTAAAATTACACCTGATCCTTCTTCAGCAACTATACTATAATATTCTTTATTTGTAACTGTTCTAGTTATCAAGAATGATTTTCTAAATCCATTAAATTGTGCACTAAAATCATCCAGTTCTAGTAATTGACCAAAACACCATCCTGCAAATTTATCTTGGAATTTATTTTTTACAGTAATATTAAAAGCACTAGTGCCTATTCCAACTTGGAAAGGTAAAGTAGTTAATTGTAAATTATCTCCTATTTCGTAACCTGTTCCACGATTTGACATATCAAATGATAATATACTACCGCCAGTTCCTACAACTACATCAATGGTTGCTCCAGATCCGTTTCCACCAGATAAAGGAATATTCTTATATGGACTTGGAGGTGCAACAGTAACAAAATTTATTCCTGTGGATATTCCTGTAGATGTGTAACCACTACCTGGATTTGTAATTGTAACAGCCGTAACTATACCAGCAGTTACAAACGCAGAAATTGCTGCACCTACTCCAGTTGTAGAACTTACAGAGACTAAAGGATTTGATAGATAACCATTACCACCACTAGCTATTCCAACAGACTGAATTGTTCCATTTGCAGAAACAACCGCAGTAAATAGTGCTTTCTTAGGAACTTGATAACCACTTCCAATACCAACATCAAATTCATTAATTATTCCACCTTTAGGTAAATCTTTATTTGCTATTGTTCCTGTAAAATCAATTGTTTGTCCAGTTCCAACAATTTGATAATCAGATTTGTTAATATCACCCACATCACCGTAAAAAGGTTTTTGGAATATATTATTAATTAATATTGCACCAAAACTATTACTAATTCCAGATAGTTGATTTCCACTAGTTGTTAAATTAAATTTATCAGTAGATCCATCAAATCTATCTGATATGTCATCGATAATTTGATTAGTGTCGTAATTTAATCTGTAATACGCTCTACCTGAAAAAGTAGAAAAAGTAACTATACCTGCATTTCCTGATGGCCCGTAAGGTGCTTCAGTAAAGTAAAGTTTCCCTTCATTAACTCTGTAATCACCTTTAACTACTGTGACTGCTGCTCCAACTGTATGTGCTGCTGCAACAGTTCCCATTTGACCTCTAATTACATTTAGAGTGGTTGTTCCAACACCAACAGTAGACACTTTAATTATCTCATCTTCAATTCTAAACAATGATTTACCAGAAATCTCTGAAGTGTCATCTAAAAATATGATATTAGTAGATATACCAACTTCAGTTGATAATCCTACAGAAATCGCTGTTGTTACACCTAAAGGACTTTGAATCATATTGTCAATAGTAATTAAAGTTCTAATTGAAGCGTCATCTGATGGGACTGAGAGTGTGTTAGTATTTGCTATTCCGACAACATTAGTAAATGATACAGCGACTCCAGCTGATGCAAAACTAGCAGAAATTGCAACTTTAATGTTGTCTGCATCTTCTCTAATTACAAAAAGATTTGATGGTAATAAATTTGTTGCAGCAACACCAGCATTAACGTCTGATGTATTTGCAATACCAATCGGTGATTGGCCAGAGTGTGGTTTGTATATTAATTCTTCACCAGTATTAAAATTATGTTTTAAAAGTTCTATTTTATGTGTTACGGTAGATACTCCTGTAGATGGATTGAACTCTCTATGAAATAGTGAGTTGCCATCAGCAAAAACATTAAAACTACTTGTACCAATAACACCTCCACCAGTGGTAGTCACTATTCCAGTAAATTGAGAACTTATATCATCTATCAAAAATACTTTATTTGTTCTTGATTCGTTATAATCTGTTATGGTTTTAGATTTAAATACAACTAATTTTGATAATTCTTGATCATCAGTATCTTCACTAACCATATCATAATAATATTTTTCATGAACTGATGCATCTTGGTCAATATCTATTGTTAAGTTTATCTCAGCATCAGATACTAAACTTTGTGTTCCTGATGTATTAATACCTAAATTACAAAAATTCTTAAACCCAGCTACATGATCTAAACTATTAACTGCATCTTTCCAAGTACCATATGGAACTTCACCTTTAATTGAATATGAAAATCTTTGATAATAATCATTATCATGAAGTCTTTGAATATCTAAATTTAATTTTCCAGTATCTGTTTTCCAACTATTTTGAATATTCACTAAACTATGTACATCTAAATCAAAATCAAATTTAAATTGATTAGTTACTGTACCTTTATTATTACTTATAGAACCGACAATTTTGTCATTTTCATTAAAATCTCCATTAACACTAAAAATTTTTAAAGTTTCCGAAATTGGATCCCACCCATTTTTGGCCACTATTCCTGAAATATTTTTACCATCTACTTTTACAATTTCATCATCTGTAAATGTTGTTTCTTTAAAAATTGGTGTAAAAGATGCCAAATTATCTTTCTTTATAACTCTACCAAAATTATTGTCTTGCTGATATGTTCCTCCAGTTGTTCCAAGACCAACCAAAGAATAACTAACAGATTCTTGTCCTCCAGTGGTAGTAATTCCAGTAACCTTGAAGTAAGCGTAATCATAATCACTTGAATTAAATCCACCAGTATTGTCTATTGTTTTTATATTTTCAACAAATATTTGATCATTTACAGCAAATGGGAATTCTCCACCTTTATTATAGAAACCACTTTCAGAACCAGCATCTGGATTTGGAGCCCTCAAAGATAAAGTTACTGTTTTATTGCTATCGGTTATAGCTCCAGTTACAACCACACCGTTTGAATTTACTGTTGGAATAATCCTAATATCCTCTGATAATCCACTATCATTAGTCAGAATTGAAACAGTATTTACTGAAGTTCCACTTATAGTTGTTTGAGCAACTATATTTGGTTTTCCAACAACTAACAATTTTGGTGGACTTGTGTAATTCAAACCACCTGAAGTAATTCCTATGCTATCTAAAGTTAATACATTTTTTAAATTTAAAATAACATTACTATCTGCTTTTGGTTTTAAAGTAGAATCTGGTGAAAACTCTAGCCCTTGATTAATTACTTTAGTGCTTTCAATTTTTCCGATATCATCTGCTTCTACAGTTAAAACAGAATTTATACCATCTGTTGTTCCTATTGAGGTTATTAATGGTAATTCTCTAACATTAAATCCTTTGTTTAAAATATTTACTGAATGTATTCCCCCAATCTCATTAGCAGATGAAGTTGAATAAAAAGCTGATGAAATACCTGTTGATGTATATGAATTTGTTTCTGCTATACCAGTAGGGTTAAATGTAAATGTATTAGTTCCAATCCCAGTAACTTTGAATGATTTGTTAAATTTAGAATTACTTAATACTATTTTTGAATAATCTGGAACTCTCTTATCTACAGGAAAATATAAAGTTTTAATAGAATTATTATTTTTACCTTTAATTTTATAGAAAAATTCAGGTTCTAAAGAATCACCAACTAATATGGTAATTTTATCATTTGTTTTTGTAATTAAATCAGTATTATATTTTGATTTAAAATTTATATCCTCATAAAATTCTATTTCATAATCATTCATACTTGAATCAGAAGTTTCAAATTCAACTATGTTATTTTTAAACAAAGTTAATTTTGGATTTATTTTAGATATTTCATGACTTACTCCTCCAGTTGTACCAATTCCAATATAATTATATGGAAAAATTGATAGATCATATGAATTTTCTGCTAATCTTATAGTGTCTCTAGAATCTTTAACAACATAATAAACTCCATTATCAACTAGAGGAGTGGCTGGAGTTGATGAATTGTAAACGATCAAATCTCCAGTTTCAAAGTCATGATCATTAATTGTTATTTTTGATACTGTTGTTCCAATTCCAATTGCTGAATCTGTAAATGATATTGGATTTATCACTAACTTTCTAATATTTTCATTGTATTTTAAATTAAAAGTTTGAATTACATTAGATGTTATATGTAATTTAAATTCATCATCTAAAGATAAAGCATGTTGTTGACCTGAAGTTGTAGCAGTTGCAACGGTTACTGTTCCATTTACTTTTCTTAAAGAACCAAAAATATTATCTGTAATTAACTCAAGTTTAAAATCATCTTGAGATTCTGATCCTGTATTTTTTAAAATTTCTTTGAAAAATACATTTTCTGAAGTTGTGCTTATACCAAGAGTTCCCAATCCTACTTTTTCAGTAGACAATCCAACATATTCTGCATTAAATTTAGTACAGAAAAGTTTATTAAAATTTGAGAGATCAAATGGATCATTTAATAATGGATCTTTTGTTGCAAGTATGGTGGATCCCAAAGAAACTAATCTAACTTCATCTCCATTTTCAAACTTATGATTTGGTAAGTATATTGCTTTTGCAGGTATTGATTTTTTAATAGATGTAATTCCCACATGACCAACAACAAGATTTGATACTGATGTTCCAATTCCAACCGATTTTAATCCTTCAAAATATTTAAATTCTCCAAAGTCCGCATTTTTATTTTCAATTTTTTTTGATATCTGATATGTAAATTTATTTTCTAATTTTTTAACAACAGTTCCTGCATTATGAGTGGATAGAGGTGATGTTCCATTATGCCCTCTTCTGACTCTATATTTGTTATTAACATCATCATAATTTAGTATTAAAAATTGTTCTGTTCCAATTTCAACAACATCATCAATTTTAAATTTTCTAGTGGTAGTGGGAGTACTAAAACTTACAAATGTTGTAATTCCAGTGGCTGCATTATTTCCAATAGATTGAGATAAACTAGAAGTTAGTGTAGTAGTACTAATAGTTCTAACCCCTTCTATATTTTTGTAAAGAGTTGATGATATACCAGATATTTCAACAATATCTCCTGAAGATAGACCGTGTGGTGAAGTAGAAAATCCTGTTACCTCATTATCAACTATTGAAAATATTAAATTGTTAACAATGGTATTTGTTGTACCTACGGATATTACATCTTTACCAATAACTTCAGCAACTTTAGCTGATATAGATGGATCATTAAAGTTTATCTTATCATTAACTTTATATTTTACTCCAGATTGATCAATTTTAATGTTTGTAATTTTTGAGTCTTTAATTCCATCTACACTAACTAATGCTTCTGAACTTAAAGAATCATCAAGAAGGGGATATCTTCTAAACTCATCATTTAATCCCAAATGAGTTACATTTCTTTTATATTGTCCACTATTGAGAACTTTGTCTGATTGTTCATTTTTATCATCATAATTAAAAGGATCTGTTGCGTTTCTATGTAAAAATGTAATATAGGGAAAAGATGGATTTTCAGTGATATTGTTTATAGTTGAAAAATAAGCATATGTTCCATTAGGAAAGTCAGAGTTAGTTAAGAACTTTCCATTATGTTCATCCAAATCACCACTATTTTTATAAACATAGTCTTGAATAAAATATCCATTTTGATAATTTAATGGTCTTAAACCGAAATCATTAATAACATCAATTTCATAACTAGATTCCATAAAAGTAGTGATGCCAGCAGTGTTGACACCAACTGGGCCATATATTGGGTTTCCATCATATGCCCAACCAACAATTTTTGAATGATTATCTGTTAATTCATTTAAAGTTGAATTTAAATTATCTCTAAGTAAGCGACGATACTTTTTAACAGGATAAAAAGAACAAATTTTATTTCCATTTGATAAAGATTTTGAATTTAGTTGAACAAATGCAGCTGTAGATTCATTGTCAGTTAAAAAATTACTATACCTTTCTACAGAATTTATCTTCCATTCATGAACTTTAGTGGTAATAAGTTCTCCTGATCCAGCTGGTGTAATTCTTATAGATGTATTATTTGGATCATATCCTCTTCCTTTTGAAATTATATTTACACCAGTTATTTTTCCATCAGAAATAACTGCTTTTAATTCTGCGAATGATTCAGCTGTTCCTGATGTTCTACCAATTCCCACAACTTCAAGTATTGGTGGAGTGGTGTATTCGGATCCTGCATTTCCAATACTAACACCCTCTATTTTACCGTTAGCAATAATAGGAACTAAATATCCATCTTTTCCTGTTAATAGAGACACTTTTGGTCTACGTTCAAAATTTATAATATTTGTAACTCCATAACCAACTCCACCATTTTTTACAAAAACATTTTTTAATCCACCAATTACTTCAACTTCAAGTGATGCTTTATAGTAGTCTGGGATTGTGGATGTGTTACCAACAGAAACGTTACCGTTAACTTCAATTTTGATATCAGGATATTTAAATGTATGAGTTCCAACTCCAACACTACTTAAATTTACATATATTTCTCTATCATAGTCTATACTGGATATAGATGTTGCTGTTCCTGCGTTACTTAACTTAAATCTATCACTATCAATAATTGTAACTTTGTATGCTACTAATGGATCTAATCCACCAATTTCATTATTAGTGCTAGAATATTCTATAACATCACCATTCGTAAAACCATGATTTTTAGCGTAAATGTAATTATTAAATGTGTTTATGCCAACAAATGTTTTAAATAAATCTTTTTTATCTTCTGGAGGATATACTTGAGATAGTATTTCAATACTATGCTTAGAATAAGATGATCCAGAATTTATTACAGATACTCTATCAATTATATTCCTTATTTCTGTAGATTCAAAAGTATGAGTTTGATTTCCAAAATCAAAAAGATCTAATAAATTAGTTTTAGTTAATGCTCTATCTTTAGTTATAGCTAAACTGAAAGAATTATCATCATACTTTGCAATAAAATACGTTGTTCCTGAAGTTAATCTATCAGTTGCAAATCCCACATTTACACCAGTAGTAATACCTATCGGAGTTCCAGTAGCAATATAAGTTACCTTTTCTCCATCGGAAAATCTATGGTTTCCAATTATCTTATTTGTTGTTAGATCTAAATCAAAATCTGTATATGATCTTTTATAGATAAATCCTCTCATTTTTGCTTCACAAACCGCCCCACTTCCATTTCCACCTGTTATTCGTACAGATGGAGGTTCTGAATAATTAAATCCTGGTTCATTTACTACAACTTTTGATATTGTACCTGAAAAACTAGGGATAACTTCACATCCTGTACCATTATCATCCGTAATAGACAATGTGGGAGATTTAATCACATTAAAATTTTGGCCAGAGTTGGTAACTAAAATATTGTCAATTTGTCCATAAAATACAGATTCATTTGAAATTGGTGAGTGGTATTCAACACCATTCAAAGCAATTCCTATTGCACCTGTAATATTTGAATTATTTTTTGAAACTTGAGGAGTTTTGTATATTCTTTTAAAATTATTTTGATTAGAGAGTTTATCACCATCATATAAGTTTGCAGGCGTTATGGTATGATTACCATTACCTAATCCATCCCATTTAATTGGTTCGAAAGAATTATTATATAAATTAGGATAGTTTAAAGATATTCTAAATTTATTACTATCAATAACATTTACATAATAATATCCACTAGATCCTTCAATGAGACCAGAATTTAGTGATAAATTTAAGTAAACCTTTTCACCATTTAAAAAATTATGATTGTTTATTGTAATTATATTTGCATTTGTACCTATTCCAGATGAGGTAAAAGATTTTGATCGATTTGTAGTTTCAGTATCAAAAGATGGATATCCAGAACAAGCAACATAAGTGTTTTTATCTGTATCTGAAAAAGAATTTTGTATATTTGATAGAAGAGAAGAAATACCAAAATTTGAAGGTACATAATTTAATTTCTTTTTAATTACATAATCACCATTTATGATTGGGCTATTTTCTACACCACCATCTATTAAAAAAGTTTTTGAATCAATTATTTCTTCTATATTTGCATTTTCTCGAACTGTTACGCCCGTTTCTTTAAACTTAATATCGACTTTATCTCCATTTTTTAAAAAATGTTCAGTTTTAGTTTCAAAAGTTGTCTCTCCAGCTAAATGACCTTGAACATCAACATAAGATAAGTTATTATATAACCAAGTATTAAATTTTTTGTCACTTACATCATATTTTTCACCTAAATGTTTAACTCTAATTAAATCATCAAAGTCAAAATATTTTGTAAAGGAAGAATTATCTGCTGCACCAGAAATTGACCCAACAATTCTCATGGTACAAATTCTAGTTAAATCATTGTTTTCATAACCATAGATAAAGTTTGTATCTATTATTGGATTGGACTCAAATAATGTTTGTGTAATACCACTACATCCAAAAAATTGATTACTTGATTTGGAAGTATACTCTGCTAGAATATACTGATTATCAGCATCAATATAATAAAAATTACCTGTTTCTCCGAATCCAACAGTAGAGTCAACCGTTAAAACTTCAGTTGTTGAAGCAGTTCCTACTACTTTAGTTTTTGTAGAGACTTTAAATTGATCGATTATTGTTCCTTTTGAAAAAGATATTTCGTAATATCTTTTAGTTCCTAAAAATTTTGTGTTTACGTTTGATACTGAGCCACTTGCAGTCGGATTAACAAAAGAATCTTGATATATTTTAACACCAATTAAATTTAGAGGATCACCTGATATTACTTCAACAACAATATTATCAGAAACATCATATTCAGCCTCCGATGGCATTATTGTTTGTTCAAATGGTTTAATAACTTCAACTAATTCTCCATATAACACTTGAAAAAGAATTTGAAGTGAAGTATCAGTTCCCTTTGAACTATAAAAGTCTCTTGCTCTTGATAATATATTTTCTACATTCAATCCATATGAAAAACTTCTTCCTTCTAAACCAGGTAAAAAGTGTTTTCTAAATTTTTTGTAAAATTCAGTTACAAAAAGAAAACTTAAATTAGTTACTATTGAATTTACATCATGTGTGGTTGCATTTGTGTCACTAAAAGTTAAGAACTCAGGATTTGAAACAGTTTCAATTTCAGATATACCACTAAACCCACGAATACATCCAGTAAATGAAGTTGCAGTTTTTCCAGTGTATGTAATTATTTCATTGTCAATTTTTAGCAATCCATACTTATCTGGAAATCCAGTTGTCTGATTTACATTAATTACATCATCATATGCAAATAAAACAGAAGATACAAGAACTGGTGATTCTGGAGATGCAGTATTTGGTACGTTAACTGTCTGTTTTTCAACCAAAGAAATATCTGCTACAGTTGAAATTTTCTTTAATGATGAAATATGATCAGATAAGTATGTCGTTCCATACTCACGCTCCTCAGATTCATAATATTGAGTTAAAAACTCTTTAAAAAGTGGATTATCTGCTTGTATGAAATCTGGTATTTGACTACCAAGAATATTTGAAATTTTAACTTTTTTATCAGACATCTGTTATCTTGTATATTTTTTGTTACTAATAAAACTAGATGGTGGTGCGTAGTTTGTTCCTGATATATTTGATCCAGAAACAAGAACATCCTCTAATAGGTTTAATTTACTATTTCCTGTAGTATCTAGCACAATATAAAGATTCTCTTTTGCAACAATATCATTAGATTCTGGTGTAGCTTCAATTTCAATTCGATTTGATAGTGTTGTAGAGGTAATATTTACTGGAAATAAATTTATTTCACCCTTCGTATAATCTACAGTTCCTGCATTATTGTTGATATAAGTTATTACACCATCAACGAATACAAAAAACTTAACAACTCCAGTAAGTTGATCAGTATTTGGAAAATCTGTCATGTATATGTCACCATCAACTCCATCAATTTTAAACGCAGAGGAACGAATGTTAAATCCCTCCAAATCAGCATGGAACTTATTTCCATAACAAACTTCATAAGTTGCAATTGAATTATAAGCAGGAATCATATTCCTTCGAATTACAAGGGTTGTAATATTTGAAGTTATTCCAGTATCAACTTTATCAATTTGTGAAAGTAGTTTACTATACTTTAATCTTCCCCCAAATGAATTAATGTCAGCTGATTTTGCATAAGTTTCAATTGCTGATAGTATTCTTGACTGTAAATTTAATCTATCTGAAATAAATCCAGAATCATAAGACACGGTTGAATTAAATTCAACATACAAATACATCAAATCTAAAAATTCTTGCTTGATTCCAGCCACGGTGTATTTTTTTAACCCACTTTTGATTGTGTCTTTTGCTACAGCAGACAAAAATTCACCATTTTTTGGTTTAACAGTGATATAAACTTTACCAAATTCAGGTGGATCAAGTTCTTCACCACCATAAGCACTTACAGAGTCAATATTTGGATATAAGAATGGTATTAGACTCTTATAATCATTTGGTGTAACTGCCCTATATTGCGATGCATAGACTCTTGGAGCAAGATATTTAATGCTATCTATAGATTCTATATCATCACCGTTTTCGGATGATTGTGTGGTTGTTACAAGGGATATGTTACTAACAATTGATGCTCCCGAATTACTTACTAAATTACCAGAAAAGGTAAAATTGGCAGCATTATTACCTTCATTTCCATTAGTAACAATATAACTAACTGAAATTGTTGCCCCGTTTTCTGGTTTTTTACCTAAAACATTATCACCAAACATAATTTGATATTTTTCATCATCTACTTCTTGAATTAAGAACAATCTAGACTCAGGATTAACATCGAAAATATTTGTATATGCATTATATGTCAAAATTCCATTATTATCACTTACTTGTACACGAATAGAAGAGGTATCTATGTTTGCATTTGGTAAAATATACCTTTCATTTGTCTGTGAACTATCTACAAGAAAGGTTTTAGTTAGATAATTACCCTCATAAATTGAAATATTTTCAAAACTTGCAATTCCGTTACTGTTGGGAGTAACTGTGATATCATCTGGTATAGAAAACGTGTAATTTCCACCTTGAACAGAACCCAGAGCAACTAAACCAGCTTTTAATTTAACTTGCTGTGCAGTCATTGATGATACATCAACATTAAAACTGATTGTTGCAACTGCAGATTTCTTCGATCTTGGTACGTAACCAATATTTCTTGCTAGTGATATAACATTTTCACGTAGAGTTGCACTATCAATGAAGGATTCATTGACAGCCATGTTCGTATTATAGGCAGTTATATAAGAATTATATGCAAGAGTATCAATTAAAATCGAAAAATTAGACCCTTCGAAGTCAAAATCGGAGAAATTTGAGTTTGATCTCAAATAATCTTTGATTTGAGCTCTTAAAGTATTAAAATCAAGATTGGTAAACTGTGTAAATGACATTATATCCTAGTCGGTTGAAGTAAAAATTCGATATTTTGTGTTGGAAATGGTAATCCTGTAATTTCATACTCAATTCTTATCTGTAATTCGTATGAATCAACTAAAGATTCAACAATAACACTAGTTAGTCTTATTCTTGGCTCATAGTTACTAAGTAAAACAGTGATTTCTCTCTCTAAAAATGATGCAATGTCATTCAAATTCGTCTCAAACAACGAATCTTCGATTGATGTACCCAATAAGTCGTTAAAAAATCTCTCATTTATGCGTGTTCGACATAAATTAACCACTGATTTCTTGATTGCATCTTCATTTTTCAGCACAGTCACATCATTTGTGACAGGATGCTTCGTAAATGACAGACTAATGTCCTTAAATGCACGAGAAATTTTAACTACCATTCAATTTGATATATTTTTCCTAATATATCTATAAGGGT